GTCAATAATACTGTTTTCCATAACAATACGTCTTGCTTCACACTTCTCTTGATCAAACCATAGTTCAGCAGTGTGTTTAACGGATGGCATGCCAGGCATTGAGATCATTGAAATTAATAACCAAATCTTAATCACCTGCATCGCCCCAGTTGTCACCGCATTCCACGTCGACTTTACTTGGGACTTCGAGCTTAGGTAAACAGTTTTCCATAATCTCTTTAATCTTATCCTTATCTGCATCGCTTGCAACAGAAAAGTCTAATTCATCATGTACTTGTATATGAGCTGTATACCCTTCTCTATGTAAATGAATCATAGCGGTCTTTATTTGATCAGCCGCAGATCCTTGTATTAGTTTATTTAATGCTTTGTATGTCCAAGCACGTTTAATTGTTTTTTTACCATATTCTTTTTCAGCATCTTCTCTAGGTAATGCTTTCTTTCCCCATTCTAATTCTGATTCCCATAAATCAAAACGACAACGACGACCTTGAATTGTTGTTAAAAAGCCATATTCTTGCGCTGCACCCATAGTGTCATACGTTAATTTTTTTACAAAAGGTACTCTTTCGTGGTAATTTTGTAGTAGTTCTGTAGCTTCTTCTACATTAACACCAAGCTCTGACATTAGTTTACCTTTACCCATACCATAAAATAAACCTAAATTAATTACTTTAGCTTGCTTACGAGGTATGTCAGCTATTTCTGAAACCATGGTATGAAAGTCTGTAGTATTATCTTTAACATAAGCATCAAGAAATTCATCAGCACTTTTAAAACCTTTTTTATTAGCGTAGTGAACGACGAGCCGTGGTTCTTGTTGCGAGTAATCAAAGATACCCCACTCACAATTCTTTTCAGGAATAAATATACTTCTAATTAATGGACCAATAATTTGATCTCTTGCTGGTATTTGCTGTAAATTTGGATTTGAGTAACTAAATCTACCTGTTACTGTTCCTCCTTGGTCCGAACGCATTTGGTGGATCTCAGCATGAATCCTGCCTCGGTACGAATGCTTGGTAATACTTTCGATAAATGTGGTTCGTGCTTTATTAATTTCTCTGGCTTTAACAACCATCTTTGCCAAAGGACTTTTATGACTTGATAAAAAGTTTTTATCGAAACTTGGTTTACCTGTGAGTGTGTGTTCATAAGGAATCTGTAGTGCATCAAACGCTTTCGCAACGCTAGCTGCAGCCCAGATCTCCACAGATGTACCTGAAAGTTTTTTAATAGACTGAAGAAGTTCTTTTTCTTGTTTGTGTAAATCATTTTTTATCCTATCTGCTTTGTCTAAATCAACACGCACTCCTTTTGTTTTCATTTCAAATAAAACAGGAAATAATGCTGTTTCTAAATCAAAGATATTAGAAAGATTTTGTTTTGCAATTTCTATTTGAAAATGAGAATAAAGACGTAGCGTCATCGCTGCATCTTGTTCTGCGTATTCTCCTACATGTGCGGCGGGAAGCTTCCACATTTCCGACTTAGGATCTAAGCCCCACATTTTTGCTGCTTCTCGTAATTGGGTTTCCGATTTTGATTCCTGTAAATAATCTCGTCCTAGTGAATTTAGATCATATCGAAACCTGTTTTCATCTACTAAGGCAGCAGCAATTAGAGTGTCTATTATTTTTCCCTTGATGTCAACACCCATCGCTCTTAACCAACCTACATCATAGAAAGCATTATGAAAAACATACTCTTTATCTTCATAGGCACACTGATCTTTTAACCAACGCGTGACTATTTTTTTATCCATATTTGGCGGCGTGTCGTGAGCAATGGGGTAGTAACCACACCACCCTTCGACGGCGACGGCGATACCCACGACTTCACCATCTTTACGAATATATCCTGGTCCGCGGTCCTTGATGCCAGGATCTCGTGTCTCTAAATCAATCGCAATTTTATCGTATCGCGATAAGTCAGGAAAACTATCGGGCTGTACCCATTCACTGGGCATACGGTGTACTTTAGGAAACCAATTAGGTTGTTCTTTCATCTATCTCTCCAGCTATCGCAGCGTAAGCAGCTAAATCAACATAGCTATCTTTTTTATGTGCGTGTTTTAATCTGGCGATTTTAACAAGCCCCATACATATCGCAACATCATGAGGAGTTATTTCTTTATCAAGATATGCACTCCATAACTTAGCAATGTTTTCATGGTTCGTTAGTTTATCACCGTAGTCTTCTTGCCTGTCACCAGCAACAAGTTTCTCAGCTTCTTTTAAAATGTCTTGACAAATCACGCAGATCTCCTTTCGTAATGAAATATTGGTTCATATTCATGTTGACTATCAACACGATGAATAACATACAGTTCTTCTTTGGCACGCGTTGCACCAACATAAAAAACTCTTGCTTCATCATCTCTGCCTTGAATAGACTCTTTGTAATTTTTATAAGGGCCCATTGATAAATCGGTTAGCAACATAACTTTTTGTCTTTCACCACCTTTACTAGCATGTATGGTAGATACTTCAATACGTGGTTTTGATTCTAATTTAAAACCAGAACGCATGATAGATCGTAAATAAGCTATACGTTTTAAAAATCCTTTTGCATTAAGTATATCAAACCATGCAATGTTTTTTACATCACGTAATTCTTTTTTAATTGTAATCTGCTCACGCAATCCATGTTCATTTATAAGATCATCTATAGTATAGAAACCTTCTGGTTGTCCTTTAAACACACCGTAGTTTCTTTTTATACGCGTGCTATCCATGTAGTTATATAATGTTTCACAATCAACACCTGATACTTTTTCACCTTTTTGTAATCGTGTCCATGCTCTGATAGCTTCTATGTATTTAAAATTAATAACGGAGTGACCGTATCTCTTATATAAAAATCCATACATCTCTAAAGTTTCACAAACATTCTTTACAATCTCGTGTGTACGACATAAAATTAACCATTCTCCGTCATGTAATAAAGTCTGGAAAGGTCTGATATTTAAGACTTTTCTGACTCCTTCTTCATTTCTAGGTTCATATTCTTTGTTAATTCTTTTCGATATGGACTGTGCTAAATTTGTGGCAAGACTGTGCACACTTTTAGGAATACGATACGATTGTTTCAATTGTATAATTGTATTTCTATTATCATTTGCCATTTGAATAAAATGTTCAATGTCTGCACCAGCCCAACGAAAGATTGCTTGGTCATCATCGCCAGCCACATACGTTTCTAACGCTCCTGATTCTTGTTGCAGCATATCTACAACTTGCCATTGTTGTGCAGATAGATCCTGTGCCTCATCAATAAATAAATATTTTAATTTTGGAGCACTCTTTTGTTTTATAAAATGTGTAAAAAAATCAACATACTCAAATTTATTTCTGTCTAGTTTAAACTTAGCTAGATCTGCATCCATTTGCTCAATTGTTTTTCTTGCACCGTAATGATTAAGCATTCTTTCTTTAAATACTTTTACCAATCTATCTTCATCATCAGGATACTTTGCGTATGCTAAATTAATTATGTCTTGATATTCACTCTTAGCTGTTGGCATTGCAATATCTACACCATTACCTTTACGCATCTTGTTTACATACTCATGACTTGTTAGGTCTGACAAAGTTTCATAATCACTTTCATCCATAATTTGATCTGATCGTAATCGTAATCTTTTATATGCAAGTGAGTGCAACGTAGAAAAATATGGAAATGCTATCTTTACTGTCTCTGCTGTATACTCCTCTTCGAAGTCTGCTACAATTCTATCACGAATTTCTTCTGCAGCTTTTACAGTAAAACTAAAATATCCAATCTCTTGTGAACGACAAGCTCCTGATTTTAAAAGTTCTTGTACTTTGTTTTTTAAGTAAGTTGTTTTGCCAGTTCCTGGCGGTCCTATAATTATATTTCTATGCATTAATACGGCCTTTCCTCTTCGAAGTTGTTAGTTTTAACTTCGTATTCTGTTTCAAGTACACTGGTTGGAACCTTCCAACAGTGTTCAGCATTGTTACTTATTTTAAACTTTGCTGTGTTGCCGCCGAGTGACTCAAAAACTTTATACTCTTGAGTCGGAGATAAACCTGTAAAACGTTTAGTCTTTAAAAAGTCTCTAAATGCTTGTGGTTTAAAAAAGAAATATCCTTCTTCGTGTTCATAGACCATACCTGTTAAGACATCCTGTCGGTCTTTTGCACCTTTGTTGTTTTCTAAAAATATTTGTAACTGATGTAAGTATTGTCCTTTTAATGTTATTTCTGCAGGAGGATAAATAAAATCATCCTCTTTCATATTTTTTATCATGTTATTAACAATGTCCACCCATACAATTTTAGGCACGGGCCGCGGTAGTTCATCCGCTTGCGCTAAACATTCTTCCGCGTACAAGTCATGATTTTTTAATTGTTTTTTATTTACAGTAACAACTTTACCATTATGGGTTACTTCCCATTCAGGATTCTCTGTTACCCATTTTTTCATGTTACCTATTTCATTCTTTGCGTGATTACCTACGCCAAACTTTTTTGTCTGACATTTTATTTTTTCACAAACAGAAGAAAAGTCTCCAATAAGTTTATTAGGATCTGTTTTATCTTGCTCAGGACAATTGTAAAAATATTTCTCTGAATCTGCAACTTGTTTAAATAAAGTTTGTATTTCTTTACTTGGTAACGGAGGATTAAAATATTTTAAATTATATTCATCTAATTTATTCTCAAGATTATCTTTAAATCTTTGTCGTAAATAAATACCTAATTGAAACATAGTTATGTTCCGTGAGCCTTCAACAAATCCCTGTGCAGCCAGATTAACAAGACACGGAGGAGCATGTTTAAAATCTTCTTTAAGTTGGTCGTTCATGTTTTTTTCGATAACAACCATGTTGAGATTCGATACCACTTTTTCTTTGTAATAGTTTATAAACTCCTCAAGTTCTAATGAGTTACCTTCGTCGTCAAATGCATAACGTGTCGGATACTTTGGATTATTATAAGGCAAGTTTAGAAAGTTACCTGTCCCTTT